AAAGATGCATCCTGGCTTCTTTAACGTGATTGATTTGTTGCCTACCGACGTTGAAGCCCATATTTGGGGGCACATTGATCCTTTTGTGGTGAAGTATTCAAAAAGTTTGGTGCACCCCGAACGGTTTATTTTTCATGGTGAGAGTTTGCAGCCTGACGTAGCGCTTTCAACAGTTGACGTGTTTTTCTACCCCCTGAGCCGTGAACATTATGGTACAGGTGAGAGCGCCTTGATAGAAGCCATGTCAATGGGGCTTCCCTGTGTAGTGCTGGACAATTTAGCTGAACGTGAGATCATCACGCATGGTAAAAACGGTTATATTGGCCGGTCATTATCTGAGTGTGTTTTGCTTATTGAAGAATTGCTTCGGTCAGCAAAGTTACGACGACATCTTGGCTTGAACGCAATAGAATATGTACAGGCAACACGGAACCCGGCAAATTCAGCGATGGACTTCATGCTGTTGTGGAAAAAGCTGACTGAGGAGCCACCTATTAAGAGTGATTTTCAGGCTGTGCTTGGCACAAAGCCATTGGATTGGTTCCTAGCAACACAACGTTTACCCGGCACCACAATGCCGAAAATAGATCGTCAATCAGGGGCTGCAAAAGGGTCATTGGCTCATTTTGAAAAAGTCTTTGCTGGCGACGAATCACTTTCTCAACTAGTCTAGGTAAACAACGGGAGTTGGTTATGATTCTTGACGAACAGTTAATGGTTGATGTTGACAAAGCCGTAAATTTCCTCAACACCGGCAGGGCTGTTGAGGCGGTACAGGAATTCACCAATATCTTAACTAAAAATGACAAAATTGCATTGGCGTGGAACAACCGGGGCTTGGCATTATTGCAGCTAGGCCACCCATTTGACGCGATATTGAATATTGAGAAGGCCCTGCAGCTTGAGCCTGATTCGGCTGAGTATTTCCTCAACCTTGGCGCTTGCTACATGGAGTTTGAGCAGACTGATAAGGCTATTAAGTATTACCGCAAATCACTGGAGATAAAAAGAATTGCCCAAACCTTCATGAACTTGGCCAATTCCCTTAAATACCAAGGCAAGCTTAAGGCCTCACTTCAATTTTATAGAGAGTGCGTCAATACCGATCCCAGCTATGTGGACGGGCACCTTGTACGGGCCTTTGCTGAATTGTGCTCTGGCAATTTCAAGGATGGTTTTGAAGAATTTGAGTGGCGATGGAAATCAAGTCAATTGGTACCCCGTGGGCTTCACATTGAAGCGTGGAGGGGGGAAAACCTCAAAGGCAAAACCGTATTGATCTACGGCGAACAGGGACATGGTGATTCGCTGCATTTTATGCGGTATGCATCCTTAATCAAAGAGAAGTTTGACGCTAAAAAAGTGATTGTGGAAGCCCGTCAGCCTTTGGTGCGATTATTTAAAACCCTACCCAACATTGACGAAGTTATCATGTTTGGTGACGAAGTACCAAGCAAAGATATTGACTACATGGCCCCGGTGATGTCCATGCCGCGTCTGTTTGGCACCACCCTTGAGACTGTTCCGTGGAATGGTCCTTACTTCAAGGCAAACCCTACCCGGGTTGCCCTGTGGCGTGAGAAGCTAAAGCAAATGCCACCAGGATTGCTGATTGGGGTATGTTGGGCTGGCCTCAGCAGGCCGGGCCGCCCACAGGCTGATAGTGTCGATAAAAGGCGGTCAACGACGCTTCAGGAATTTGCGCCACTGGCCAAAATCAAAGATATCAGTTGGGTCAGTCTGCAGAAGGGCCTACCCCGCGATCAAATCATGACCCCACCCACCGGCATGACTATCGGTGATTGGAGTGACGAATTTGATGATTTCTATGACACTGCTGCATTGATTGAGTGCCTTGATCTTGTTATTACTGTCGATACCGCTATTGTTCATTTGGCGGCTGCGTTAGGGAAGCCTACTTGGCTGCTGAGCCGCTGGGATGGTTGTTGGCGCTGGCTTGGTACCCGTCAAGATAGCCCTTGGTACCCGACATTGCGCCAGTTTACCCAGCCTGCGCCTCATGCGTGGGCACCCATGATGCAAGATGCTGCTGTGGCGTTGCGTGACTTCGTGAAAGCGTCAGCCCAAAAGGCAGCTTGATGCAAACCACTGGCCCGTACGACCCAAATGGCTATCAAGCCATTGTCAACGCTCTGCGTGGTCCACAAGGTGTTCAAATGGCAGGGGATGTTGTGCCGCTGCCGTTTACTGAAATGGGCGGGGATTGGACCAAGGCCGGACCTGCCGCTCCAAATCCAATAGCAATGCATGAAAAGATTGCAAATGCGCCTTTAGCAGCAAGATCTGGCCTAAGCTTTATGCCACCGAAGATGTGGGGTGATTACATGGCACGATTGCAGGCTAGGCCAACAGCGATGCCGCCACCTCTACCGCCTACTTTGGGCGGCCCATGGCCACCGGGCAGTGGCGGGAACTTACCACCGAAAATGTAACCAAAGGAGTGTACTATGGACGATTTTGCAGCCCCGACGGGCATTGATTGGAACGGAAGCGTAGGCAAGGTGCAGTACGGCGGTGGCGACCGCAGTATGGTGGTGATGTTCTTCACCAAACCCCAGCACAACCCCGGCAAGTCAACAGAAGCTGGAAGGCCAATTTACGACGATGTCCCCTATGTGCGTATTCACCCACCGGGTGAACGCCTTAACATCGTTGAACGGCCAGTGCAGCAGGCCTCAGACTCACGGCGCTTCCCGCAACAGTGGGCAGCGTTTCAACAGGGCCGCCAGCAAATCCCTGATGGCACGCCGATCGATCTGCTTTATCCAGACCATCCCTCTATCGGTGCCATGTTGCGGGCCAGCAATGTGTACACCATTGAGCAATGTGCTGAGTTGTCCGGCCCGGCCATCGACAACATTGGCATGGGCGCACAACGCTATTGCAACGACGCTCAGAAGTACCTGCAGGCGTCAAACAAAGGCGTAAAAGCTAGCCAACTGAGACACGAATTAGACGAACGCGATAGTCAAATTCGGACCCTGACGCAAACCGTTGAAACCTTGAAAACTGAGGTTGACCGGCTCAGGGAAGCCAACACCAATAGCCTCCTCTTGCACAACCAGCAGGTCGTTTCTGGCCACCAAGCCCGGCCTCAGTACCCAGCGGGGGCACCTAAGCAAATGGACCCGGCGTTTGATTCGCAGACAGCGCAAATCAATGCCACCCATACCACGGCAGATGTGGTTCGCGGTTCTAAGCGTAAGCGTGCTCGCATTGCGAGTTAACCCACTTTCTCTGAAGGAGAGAAACAATGGCGAAAGCTGATGATCTAGTTGGTTTGGGCCTACCATCCCCGCTGGCAAATGTCTTGGGGAACCAGGATTCAATCGTTACCTGTGCCGGTACTTCACAGGCCACTGCCACACTCATCAAGACACCCAATATTGAATTGAGTGCGGCGAGCAGCCAAACCGGGGCCATCCTTAACACCACATTCTTGGTTGGTGAAGAGGTTTATTGCTTCTGTTCAAGCAGCACTGCTGCATTTATCTACCCGCCAGTCGGTGCAACGCTCAATGGCACCCTGAACGGGTCGCTTTCATTGGCGCAAAACAAAGCGGCGTTCCTCATTCAGTATAAGAAGGGTTTCTGGTCGTCCAACCTTACGGCATAAGCAATGTCATTGACCCTCCTTCAGATGGTGCAGGCGGCCCAAGGTGAACTTGGGCTGCCACAATCCTCCTTTGTGGTGGGCAACACTGATGCCACAACGACGCAAATGCTTGCGTTAGCCAACCGTGTGTTGGACGAACTGCGTCGCAGAAACCGTTGGACAGCTATGCAGTTTGAGTATGATCTAGTGGTTAGCGTTCCTCTTGTTACAACCGGTGACGTAACGGCCAATTCAGCAGTGATTACGAACATCCCCAATACCAGTACCCTTTCAGCCAATTTCTTTATGTGTAGTGGCAATGGTGTGCCACAGGCGGCTCGGGTGATTTCGGTGGATTCACTTACGCAAGTAACATTGTCCATGGAAGTGACGGGTGATAGTGCCACTGGCATGGATTTGACCTTCGCCCGTGATACTTACCCCATGCCTGAGGGGTTTGATTGGTTCAACAACCGAACTATGTGGGATCGTACCAACCGCTGGGAATTGTTGGGGCCTGATTCGCCGCAAATGGACCAATGGCACCGCAGCGGCATTGTGGTGACCGGGCCACGTCGGCACTTCCGTAAAATAGGGCCTTTTTCCAGTACATTCAGGATCTGGCCACCGCCGACAGAAATCAGTGACCCGCTACAGCTTGTTTTTGAATACCTCAGCAATGCCTCAGTCATAGTGGAAGGTGTTGCGGATAACTTTGCTCAATACTTTGCCAATGACACGGATCAAGTTTTGTTGGACGATCAAGCTGTTGTCATGGGCATGCAATGGATGTTCTGGGAGAAAAAGGGTTTCAACTACGTAGCCATGCAGAACCGTTGGGTTGACTATGTGGATAGGTTAGTCGCCCGTGACGGTGCCGCTGGAACACTCAACCTTGTGAAACGTGTCAATCCAATATTCATATCACCGGCCAACGTTCAGGATGGGTTCTTCCCTGGCCCTGTTGGACCAAACACCAGTTGATGGAGGTCACATGCCTATTTATTGGGTTCTTATGTCTTTTTTAATGATCAACCATCCATTTCTTGTTGACGATTTTAAATTCAGTACTCAGGCCGGTTGTTTGTTAGCGTTGAATAAGATGGGGCCGACGGTTACAGCGCTAGACGTCAAATGCGTCAAACAACAAGAACCTAATTCGAAATGAATGGCTAAGTCACTTGACCAACTGGCAATCGATAACATGGTGGGGGCTTTGCAAAGCCCGGCTGTCCCGTTGCCAACGCCTGACCCACGCCTAAAGAACGTACCACTGCCACCACCTGATCCACGTGGCACCACTTTCAGCAACAGGATTGCACCCAGCAATTTACCACCCAGCACTGGAAAGCTGCGTGAGTATGACCCAAGTGATTTGCTTGCGTTTCAGGGGATCAACCCTAGTGCTGATCGGTCATCGGTTAGGGATCTTTCTAGTCTAGCACCAGTTTTACCCCCCAGCTATGGGGCAGGCAGGCATACGATTTACACGCACAATATGCCGCTACCAACACGTGGTCCGCTTGACCCAGATGCTGTTAACGCATTGATTGAAGCACTTAAGAAGCAACAATAATGCCTATCGTTGGCCCTACCTTCAATTTGGTTCAACGTTTGGGGACTGGCACCCCGATGGATAATATGCTGCCGCCATTGATTGGGGCAGATTTGGATGATATCGCCACAAGTATTAGTCCCTCAACACTAGGCCCTGCAGTAGCTCCATATTTGGTTGTCCCCGCTTTCAGCGTCACCAAGAGCGGAAACCAGACAATAACTGACAGTGTCTTCACTTTGGTGACATGGGAAACGGTGGTTTACGACATTGGCAGCCACTTTGCCTCCAATGGCTGGACCCCCCCCGCCGGTAAGGTTCATATCAATGCCGGTGTCCAGACCAGTGGCGTGATTACGAACGGCTCAAACTGCACGCTCGTCGTTCAAAAGAACGGCGTGAATTTAAGAGGCGTCGCGGTCCCGTCATGGGGTGGCAGCACCGCACTTCCTAACTGTGCTTTCGATGATGTGGCGACCGGCACCGACGTTTACACTGTGACAATCTTCCAAGCCGGCTCGGTTGGCACCCTTGCCGTTGTTCTAAGCGTAGGCACATTTTTCTCCGGCCATTGGTTTTCAGCATGACATCTATATTACCACCGCAAGGAGATGATTATTTTGCTAGGCGGGACCAGTTTACTGCCGATACTGATCTTCAAGATCTATTGGCAAGGGTACAAGCTGCGACGCCAGCACAGGTTAAAACGTACGTGAACACCAACGTAACTGACCTAGCAAGCGCAAAAATTCTGTTGGCAAAAATCATACTTCTGCTGGCAATAAAATAATGAGAAAAGTCACATCCCAGATGTTGGCTAAGCCGCCGTATCCGGCACCGGATGTGGTGACGAAGGTTGTGCCTGCGCCAACTGAAGGTTGGGATGCCATTTCACCATTGGCGTCGATGGACCCCAAACGGGCACCCATCCTAACCAATTGGGTGCCACGAACTGGCTGGGTCGAACTACGGGCTGGTTATAACAACTGGACATGGTTGGGCGTGTATGACCCGGTAGAAACCCTCATGGTTTACCGGTCGAGTACCACTGAAAAAATGTTTGCGGCAATGGGTACGCAAATTTTTGATGCATCCACTTCAAATGCCTACAGCGTAGTCCAATCTGGCTTAGCCTCTGCCCGTTGGCAATATATCAATTTTAAGCCGTCTGGTGCACCTGCGGTTATCCAGCTTGTCAACGGAATTGACCAACTGCGCATGTTTAACGGTACAGTCTGGACGACCCCTTCCATTACTGGTTTCTCAGGTGGCTTATCCACTGCCGCAATTAGGAATATAGCCGCCAGTAAACGGCGGCTTTGGTATGTCATGGGCAACGGCTCAGGCGGTGGCAGCACGGTAGCCGCTTATATGCCAGTAGACGCAATCACCGGGGCGATAGCAGGGGAACTGGACCTTGGGCCAGGATGGTCCAAGGGTGGCTCACTGGTAGCCATAGGCAATTGGACAGTTGACGGCGGCTCAGGCCCGCAGGACTACGCTGTCTTTATGTCATCCCGTGGTCAGGTATCAATCTATGCAGGTACTGATCCCAGCAATGCGGTCAATTGGTCAATCGTTGGTACCTTTGACCTGTCCCCGCCCATCTCATTGCGTTGCATGACCCGGGTTGGTTCTGACCTAGGTATCATCACTCAAGACGGTATTCTGCCAATTTCTCAGGCCCTACCGTTTGACCCGAGTGCTGACAGGTCCGTTGCAATCACAGCCCGCATCCAAAATGCAATGGCAACCTCAGCTACTTTATATAAAGACAATTTTGGCTGGCAGTTGATCTCATTCCCTGCACAGCAGTTGGCAGTATTGAATATCCCTGTTGTTGAGAACTCAGAACAGATTCAATACATCATGAACGCTATTACCGGCGCATGGTGCAACTTCAGTGGTTGGAACGCCAACTGCTTTGAGGTTTTCAACGACGAAATGTACTTCGGCGGCAACGATGGTGGCGTTTACACAGCTTATGACGGCGGTCTTGATCTCAACACGCCAATTTTGGCGGATATGCAGTGTGCTTTCAACTATTTTGATGATCCAGGCCGTCTTAAGCGTATGACGATGGTGCAGCCGCTGATGGTTGCCAGCGGCATGATTACGCCCACTATTGCAATAGACGAAGACTTTCATGTGTCCTCGACCGTGGCCCCTATTTCACTGTTGTCATCCGGGGCGCTTTGGGACGCAATAACCAGTGTGTGGGATACAACGCTGTGGCCTGCGGGGACTGGTGTACAGAACCCATGGCTCAGCACTGAAGCTATAGGGCATGCGTTGGCTATCCACATGACCGTCAACATTGCTACGGCAAGTGAGACGACTGATCGCGGTCAGTTTGACCTTGGTGTGTTTGATT